ATGGCGGGCAAGCGCAAGCGTCCCAACGGCTGGGAATACGTCATCAAGCGGGCAGGGTTGCTCGACAAACCCATCTATTTGACGTTCGAGAATGAGGTGGAGGGGGATGCCTACGTCAAGAAGGTCGAGGCGTTGCTGGACCGTGGCATCGTGCCGGGGGAGTTCCGGCAGACCGCCAAGATCGTCACGATCATGGACCTGGTGCGCGAGTACGAACGCGATGCGCACCCGTCGGTCAAGGATCGCGGGGCATTGGGGACGATCGCCTATAGCCTCGGCGGAACCCGCTTGACCAGTATCGATGCGCACTGGGTCGACGAGTGGATCAGCGGCATGAAGCGGGTGGACAAGCTGGCTCCGGGGACGATACGGGCCAAGGTCGGGGCGCTGGCCAGGGCCACCGACTGGGGCATGCGCAAGGGCTATCTGACCATGCCGGATCACCCGCTGCGGACGCTGCCGGACGGGTATGCCCAGTACACGAAGACCGATGCGGCGCTGGCCGGGGAGGCGAAAACCGACGGCGAGCGAGACCGGCGGTTGGAGCCCGGTGAGTATGAGCGCATCCTTGCCGTCATGGACGGCGGGGTGCTGGAACGCAAACAGCGGCCGCTCACGCTCGAGCATGTGCCTGCCCTGCGCTTTCTGTTTGTGCTGGCGGTCGAGTCTGGGATGCGACTGCGCGAGATGTACACGCTCTCGGTCGACCAGGTCGACTTGGCCAAGCGCACGGTGTTCCTCGACAAGACCAAGAACGGTGACAAGCGCCAGGTGCCGCTGTCATCCGTCGCCCTGGCGGGCTTCAGGGAGTATCTGGGGGCACGGGAGTTGCCGGATGGCATCCCGGCTGGAAATGTCTTCCCGTGGTGGGACGGCAACACCAGCGAGCGCGCTCTGAAGCTGGTGACCAACAGCGTCTCGAAGCTGTATCACAACACGCGCAGTCCTGGAATCTTCGATGTGGCTGACTGTGTCGACCTACATTTCCATGACCTGCGCCACGAGGCCGTGTCCCGCCTGTTCGAGCGGACTAACCTCAGCGAGGCGCAGATCATGAAAATCAGCGGGCACAAGTCGCACCGGATGATGATGCGCTACGCGAATCTTCGCGGCTCTGACCTGGCCGAGCAGCTCTGGTAACGCGACGTCCGCGCTGCGACGCCCCCATCCGCTGTGCGGTTTGCTGCGAGATCATGTTGTCGATGTAGTGCATCACATCGCTGGTCAGCATCACCCAGGCGCGCCCGATCTTGGCGGCCGGGATGGCTCCAGATGCAATGAGGTCCGTCACAGTTTTCGGGTGGATCTTCATCATCTCGGCGGCCTGATCAATGTCCAATGTCATGCTCATGATGAACCGCCTTCCTTGGCTTGCGCCGGCTTCTGCGCGAAGCGCCTGGGGAACCAGTCGCAGTAGGTATCGGTCGGCTTGTGGCCGAAAATCATGCAGCAGCGGCGCTCATGCACGCAGTGGCCGCAGGTCTTGCCGGCGGGCAGCTCCATGCAGGTCGTGTCGTTGCACGCCTTGTCGGCGCAGCAGCCGTGTGCTTGATTCGTGCTCATGTCATCAGTCCTTGGAATGGGCTCGGCGGCAGTGGCGACTTGCGCCGAGCTATCGTGATCTTGTGGCGCTCCCGAAAGCGCCGGTCGTATTCGGGCCTGGTGCAGGCCGGTGGCTTCTGGGCATCCTGCTGGCCGCCCGTGCGCAGCGCCCACTGCCGAGAGCGTTGGGCGCCCAGGTAGGGCCAGTCCCGGATGTAGATGTGGCGCGCCTCATGCAGACCGTTGATGGCCTTGCGGGCGCCGTCGCGGGAGATCTCAAGCTCAGCGCGCAGCTCCTGGATCGTTAGCGGGCCGATGGCCTTGAGGCGGTCGAGGATGGCGCGCTGGGTGCAGGTCAGGCCCTGGGCGTCCCAGCGCTTCATTCCTCACCCCCGTATTCCGCGATGATCTCGTCTGCCACGTCGTGAACGTTGCGCCCGGTCTCGTAGTCGTTGCGCACCGAGTCCTGGTCCTGGAATTCCACGCCGGCACCGTCGAGCACCAACAGGGATAGCGTGTCGAACCAGGTGTCGAAATCGAAGTCGTCGCTGGTCATGCTTTGCTCTTGATGTTGTGGGCGTACTCGATAGCCCGGGCTTCGGCGATACGGATTCCCTTTGGCGTCAGTGCGCAGCGATTGACGCGACTCAATGCAGCCTCGATTTCATGCTCCTTCAGCGGTTCGTGCTGCGGCGCAACTGCGAACTTTTGACACATGGCAACGCATACCCTGGTTGGCAACATCATGTTGATGCTGTAGTCCCCCAGGCCGGCATCGCGGATTGCGGCAATCAGATCCAGCGCTTTCACGCCGATGTCAGCCGCAAGGTCGCGCAGGAGGTAAGCAGCAGACTCGGACGGCTGCGGCGTTGCTGCCTGGCCGATGCCGATGGCCGCGTCAACAGCGGCGTCCAGATCCTCGCCATTGACAACCACGTTTTCGGGTGTTTTTCCACAGAAGATCCCGCCGGCGTCGATGCAGTCGATCGGCTGGGCGCGCAAGTGGCGGTACCTCTCAGCATCTTTGCGCTGCTCATCCGTTAGCGGCTCGCGCTCGCCTTGCGGCTCCTGCTCGACTTTCACGCGGGCGATTTCATCATCCATCAGTTTCCCGAGCGGATAGACCATCTGATCTGCTTTGTAGCCGATCCACAGACCTCGCGACCGCAGGTGCTTCAGAACGAGCTTGTCGTCGGCTGGATTGCCCCAGTCGTTTCGCTTGTGCATTGCCTGCCACAGCGCGATTTCGGCCTCGGGCTGCGACAGCCAATCTGGTGGAATTCCACCAGTTTTCTGGGGTGCTGCCGTGGTGCTCAAATCGAAGGTTTGGCGCTGCAAGTCGTTGTCGTTGTTGGGCTCGCGGTGGTGCTGCACGGTGGCCGAAATCAGCGGCCCGACCCCGCCGGCAGCGGCCAGCATTTCTTCGAGCCGCTGGATGCGGGCGTGCAAGCGCTGGGGTAACGACAAGGGCAGGTTTGCCAGCACATCCTCGAGTTCTGTGATTCGGGCGCGCAGGGCCTTGGTGGTGTCGCCGCCCTCATCATGGGCGGCTGCTGAAAATGCGGTCATTGGAATTTCCTGTCTTGGTAGCCGCCATGTTCAGTGGCTGCGACGGCGCGAGGCCGGATGTGGCAATAGGCGTAGAAGAGCGGCGGCCAGTCGTCGAGGTGGCTGGCGGGCTGAATCGGCTCCGTGATCCGGTCGTAGATCGATCCGAACAGCACGGTTCGGTAACGACGCGGGTACTGTTTCCAGTCTTTCTGCTCATCGGCTTGGCGCATGACCTGCGCCACGATGTTGATTTGTTCTACAGGATGGATGCGGACGGGCGCCGATGCGGCAAACAGGTCAAGCTGGGCAGTCATGCCCGATCCTTCTTCTTGCGCACCGCCGTGATCCAGATCGCCCCGAAGTGGCAGCCCGTCAGCCGGCCGCAGCTCTTGACCTCGTGCTTGGGCGCGTGGCGCCTGGCCCAACTGCGCGCGGCATTGGCCACGGTTTTGACGTAGACCGGCGGCATGGTGATGGCGCGCCCGCTCTCAAGCGCCTCGCGGAAGTGCCCGTCGTAGCGGCTGACCGCACCGGCCCGGCTGCTCGGTGCCGGAATGTCGCACAGCTGCAGGTCGTCGAGGTCGATCCGGCTGCCTTGCAGGCCGTAGTTGATGATCGCCGCCAGCTCGGCGTCGGCTTGGTCGGCATCAGCAGCTGCCCGGCTTGGGGGCGGAGCTTCTGCAGTTTGTTGGGCGCTGGATTCCTGGGCGCCCTGGATCATCTCTTGCGCGGTCGGCTGCAGGTGCGCCATCTCGCCCAGGCTTCGCCCGGCGGCATAGTCCTGCTCGCCCGTCAGGTCGTCGAGCTCCTTGCGCAGGATGTGTCGGCCAACGGCTGGCGCCAGCGTCTGCCGGACCTGGGTCGGGCTGGTGTTGAACATGTTGGCCAGCCGATCTGCACCGATGATCAGATCCCGGTTAGCCAGGAACAGGCGCAGGATCTTGATGGCGAGGCTGTTGGGTTTGTAGTCAGATGCCATGGTTGTGCTGGGATGAAAATGCCCGCGCTGGCGGGCCTGGTATTGAAGGGGCGATCGATTCGGTTGGGCCTACCGCCTAGATCCGGATCTGTTTCCATCGCGGCGAACTGGGCCCGCCCTGCAGCAGCCGGTTGTTCACGGTCAGGGCGGTGGCCTGGATGGCCTGCAGGCTGGCTGTGCGGAAAATCTCGCGGGCGCGGCTGGCCGCTGCCGCGAACGCCTGCGCGGCCTCGCGGGTGATGACGCTGCCGCCGTGGCCACATTGCTCGCCGGCGCTGATCGCGCTGCGGATCACCCGCATGGCGGGCGCGTCTTGGTCGTGGCCATCGTGCAGGTGACAGAAGCCAGCCAAGGCCAGCAGGCCCAGCACGCCGCGCAGGGCCCCACGGTCGACCTGGCCCAGGTTCATCCAGGCACGGGTTTCGTCGGCCAGCAGGGCGCTCATCCAGTCCCTTCGCAGCCGTTCGGCCACGCGGTCAGATTCGGATTGCTTGATGCGGTCGATGCCGCTGTCGAGGAAGCGCATCAGGTTCATGCGACCGCCTGCTCGAGTGGGGTCGCGGGTCGCTTGAAATGGAATCCGCTCTTGACCAGGTCAACCCACAGGACGATGCTGCCCACCGTCATCCCGAGCTTGGTGGCCAGCTCGATCTCGATCCGAGCGCCGGCGCTGTGCTCGTGGCCGGGCAGCACCGCCAGCCCGTCGCAGTCGAGCAAGCCTTTGATGTCGGCGCGCATGTGCTGTGCCCAGGGCGCGCTGCGGGGCAAGCCGTTCTCTGCCGGATTCGTCACCCGGTAGCCCAGCTCGCGCAGCTTGGCCGCTGCCATGTGGAACGCCGGGTAATTGCAGTCGGGCAGGCCTGACATCGGACCGGCCAGGTAGAGGTGAGGAAACCCAGTCTGAGGCTGTGGCCCGTAGGGCAGTTCAGGCAGGCCCAAGTCCTGACGCGTTCGTGCCAGGATCTCGAGCGCATAGGACTGCGCCGGGCTGCACGGATGGCTGATGGCCGGGCGAAAGCTGGTCGCAACCGACACGCCGCCGGCGGGGGTATCGGTGAGGGTCAGGGTGATCGATGGCATGGCTCAGGCCTCGAGATCCAAGATGTTGGTCAAGTGCAGTGCTCCCGGCGTCAGCAGCATGCGGTGGTCCCAGTCGTCGACCACGGAGGTGCATCCCAGCCGGTCGGCCAATGCGTCGGCCAGGATGGTCTTGCCAGCCCCCTGCGGTAGACTCAAAATTGATGTCTTTTTGGAAAGTCCATCATGAGCAACCCGCGCGAATCCAACTTCTCCCAGGTCTTCCTGATCTACTGCCTCGACCGGATGCCCGACGGCAGCTATGTCGCCCTCAACCGGTTCTACAAACCCGTAGGCCTGACGAGCACCGACTGGGTCGAATACGAACAGTTTCCCGTTCGCTTCAAGTTCAAACGAGCCCTCTCTGCAAAGCAGATTGCTGCCCTGTCGTGCCATGGAGACACCGCTGCCGAGCGCATATACCTGTACGCTGATGGTTCCGTGCCCACGGCTTCCGCCGCCAACTGGGCGGTTTACGCAAGTCGCCTCGAGCGGCTGGCCGGCTACAAGATCCTGCACGGCGGCGACAACTGATTCATTCTTGTGGTGGGTCATTTGCTGCTGCTCGTGGATTGAAGGGTGGTCGCATGGCCGCGATGGAACAAGCGCGCGTTGCCACGGCGGCTGGGGTGCAGCAGGTGGTCCTGGCAACCTGGCCGCGACATGCTGCTAGCCCAGTCTGGACCGGTGTAGAGCCCGGTCGGACTCGCTGCTACCACTGGCGCGGCGCGCATTATGGGTTGGATCTTCATGGTTTCGGTCCCTGTGAGATGGCGCAAAAAAACCTGCACTGGGGCAAGCAAGTGAGACGTTGTAGGGAGCTAGATGCAGGCCGCAGCCCAGTCGCTGAGCGTGTTGATATGGGGTGTCATGGCGTTTCGTGCTCCGGCCTGTCACGCGCCTTGGCGCGCAGTGCCGGGGGCCGCTTCGGCGGAATCTGGCTGCTTGCCTGGTCGACGCCAGGGCGCTTTGCGGGCCGTTCCGCCGTCTGCGGCGTGGGTGTTGACGGGCTGCTGCCTGGGTGCTGGCTGATCGCCTCTGCCGGTGTCGGGCCAGTGCGACCTGCTGCCCACAGCTGCCCCGCCGCGCTCATCAGCACCAGGCCCATGACGCCGATCAGCAGCGCGCGCGCAGCGGCTAGCGCCGTTGCGCCAGACGCGCCCAGCACGCCGGTGAGCGTCGGGCGTATGCCGCCTTGCAGCGCGGCCAGCTCGGACTCGAGCGACTGCAGCCGCTGCTGGCCCGCCAGCGAATCGCGCAGCGCAGCGGCGCCCAGGTGCTGACGCCATCCGTTGGTCGATTCGGATTGGCGCGCGCCGTTGCTGCGCAGTTGCTCGAGCGTGGCGCGCTGGCTGTCGATCGCGGCGCGCAGGCCGGCAGCGTGCGAGGTCTGTGCAGACGTCGCCATCACGCTACTGTGCTCGAGCGCGCGCTGGGCGGCAAACATCGACACGCACTCGAACGCCAGCAGGGCCAGGCCCAGCCACAGCAGCCGGCGGCGCAGGCCGAAAAACGTCGGCGGCAGCAGCGCGGCCAGTCCGACCGCGACATGCTCGGTCGCCACCATCAACCAGCCTGCCAGCAGCAGCGGCGCGCGCACCGTGGCATCTGGTTCCAGGCGGTCGAGACCCAAGGCAAAGAACCAGCCGTTGACCACCGCGCAAGCCAGCCCCAGCAGCAGGGTCAGGGCGGCTAAGGCGCGCAGGGTCGCCGGCGGCACGGGTAGGCTGTTCATGGCTGGGCTGCCTGGGGGATGTGCGGTGCCAGGACAAGCGCAATGCCGATGCCTGCCGACACCAGCACGACCAGGAAGGCGGTATAGCCGGTCAAGGCGGATGCGATCGACTGCAAGCGACGTGCGCTGCGGGGCAGGTCGCGGCGGTGGCGGAAAGTCATGGCTGCGTCTCCAGCAGGGCGTAGCGCGGCAGCACGGCGGCCGGCGCCGGCTCCATGCGCTCGGCTTCCAGGCGGGCCAGCTCCAGGCGCACTGCGGGCGCATCGCGACCGGCCTGGCCGATCGCGTCCTGCAGGTCGGCGGCTATGGCCTGCTCGAATTCGTGGTCGCTCGGGCCGTCGAGCAGTGCTGCGACAGCGAGCAGGCCCATCGTGACGGTGGCCACCAGGATCAGGTGGTTCACGCGGTGGTACACGCGGTTCACGCCGACACCTCGACATCGTCAACGCGCTCGACAGATTCGATCGCGCAGCCGGTGATCGCCGCGGCGGCGCGCTGGGCGTGCTCGGCGCTGCTGGCCTTTACCTGGATGATGGGCAGCACGCCGGATTCGGACAACTGGGTGCCGCCGTAGGCGTCCCGTGGGTGGTAGGTGCAGCGGTAGCTGCGGGCGGGCGTAACTTGCATCGTTGTCTCCGGTGGCAGGAAGAAAAAAGCCCACCAGTGCGTCGTGGCAGCTGGCGGGCAAATCCCTGTCGTGGTGACAGGGCAGGGAGGTCGGATCGGTGGTGGACGCACCACCCGGGAAACGCCCTGGCGGAACACATATCTCCGCCTGCTGGCCCATCCAGCCGGTCGGCGTCAGGGCGTTTCCTGGGTGGTCCCCGTCTCTCCGGGGTGTCTGTGGCTGGTCAGGTGGCGGCGTCGGGTTCGGTCTCGGTGGCCTGCGCGGCCGACTCCACCTTCTGTCCGGCGTCCAGCAGCTCGACCAAGGTGTCCTGGCTGGCAACCTGGATGTCGAAGCGTGATTGCGCGGCGTGTCGCACGGCTTGTGCCTGGTTGGCGGCGCGGATCAAGCGCTGGGTCTGGGTGTCTCGGTCGGTGACCAGGTAGATGCGGGTGCTCATGCGCGCTCCTTCAGGGCATCCTTCGGTCGCCACAGCTCCAACGCATCCTCCGGCCACCACTGTTCCACGGCGCGACCATCGGCGCACTTGTAGCGCACCAGGTAGTTGTTGGAGCTGTTGGTGTATTCGGCCCGGCCAATAACCTGTCCGCGCTCACCAGATGCCGTGATCACCACGTCATCGTGCAGTTGATAAAGAAGTCGATTCATTTCGTGCTGGTCTCTACTAGTTGAAAAAACCGAGCACCCTCGGTGGAAGGCGCTCGGGTTTTGCTTGGCACATGGCTTCAATTTGCACCACAAAGTCGACAGGAGCCGGGAGTGCTAGTGGGCAGACTGCAGCTTCCACCTCGTAGGCGACTGAAGCCGCGCAGCAGGTTGGCCCGGATCTCAACCAAAGCCTCTCCGTGGTCCTTGAAGGTGTAAAACGGTCCCAACGGCAGCGTGAAAGATGACAAAATGGCATCCATCTTTTCTATGGAAATTGTCATGACTCCTGCACCTTCTTTGAAAAACGTCAGCATTGCGCAACTGCAAGATGCAATCGCCAAGGCTCTTGGCGATCTGACTGGGCATGAAAACTGCTCAGTTCGAATCGATGCGGTGGAGTTCCCACCTGTGGACTCGTTTACCTTGTCCAATTTGGTACGTGAGAAATCCACCCTCCGGCTTGAGGTTGAAGTCAAAAATAAACCTGACTTTAATAAAGATCAATTTATTTGACTTGCAACTGGATCGGCAGACTCTGCCTCCATCCCCTTTGCTGACTTGCTGCATGGCGTGTGGTGAGCCGATCAGCATGCGACTGGTTGAGCTGCAGGAAGCTGGCTGGCTGCCGTCGACCTAAAGCTGGCTGACCTCGACGATCAGCTGCTTGATTTCTTCCTGGTACTTCATCATCAACTGCTCGCCGCGCTGATGGTTGATTACCTCCAGGCTCAAGGCGTGCTCTGCTGCGAATGAAGCACCGAGCGCGTTCTTCAGGTGTTCGATGGCTCGCTGCTTGAGCATGGCCTTGTTGAAGCCTTCCGGCTCGTCTCTGACTTGCATGCGTTCTCCTTGAAAACCCCAGCGCCCTGATCCAAGGCGCTCGGGTTTTCGGCCTGCCGGTTTCGCCCTTCGCGCCTGTCCGTGTGTTGCCACGGACCTGCACTACCTGGTGCGACCTGTCGGGCCTGGTGCCCAGGATTACCCGCCATCCTGGGCGTCCACAGGCTCTTCGAACTTCCTGTGCGACTGGCGTCCTTTGCAGGACAGCCCCGACATGCGACACGCCGCAGGATCGCTACGGCGCGCCGGGCTCATGGCCGGGCTGTTTTCGGCCCTTCATCCGCTGGCCGGTGTGTGGGAGCGGGGCCTCATCTCGCGACTGCGCCCAAGTAATCCCGTCTGTTCTGTGACTTGTGAAAGATCCGTTGGATCGGTGTCTCCACCTTCCTCCTAAGACCGTGATGGGCCTTGCTTGGAATTTATTACACCACATGGTGCGTTTTTGGTAAACATCAAATGGTGCGTTTTTGAGCAAAAAAAAGACACCATAGGTGTCTGTGGTGTCATTCAGTGCAAAAACCGGGGCCGATAGTCGATCTACACGACGGCTGGCGGGACTGTCGGGAGGGTGTGACTGGGCAGGGCGCCCAGGGCGTGCAGCACCCGTTTTGAGCAAGCCAGTGCTCTTTGCCCGTCGCTGGCGGTCAGCGGGGTCCTGGGTTCGTAGTCGGCTTTTTCGCGTAGGCCGCGCAGCGTGCGCAGGCTGTCTGAAATATCACCTTGCCCGACGTAAGCGTCAATCACGCGCTGATGGCTGCCGCGCTCTTTACTGGACAGTCCCTTGGCGTCGCGCGCCACGATCAAAGCGCCGTAGTAGGCCCGCGAGATCAAAGTGCGCAGCGGCGCACCGTCCTGTCGCGCCTGTAGGTGCAGGCCCTGGGCCAGGGTGTAGAACTCTGCCGGTGAGAACGCCATGCTCGTTCACATCACCGAGATGACCAGGTAGCGCTTGGCCTCCGCCAGCCGGCCGTCGGCCTGGATCGCAGACCGCAAGGCGGTCTCATGCCGCAGCTGCTCGTCGAAATCCATGCCATGCGTGTCCAGCGACAGGAACAGAGCCGGGCCGGTCTCTTCCTGCTCGACGCTGATGCCCACGCTCAGCCGGCTGGCGGTCTGGAAAGCCTGCACCGCCAGGTCGTAGATGCCCTGGACCGCAACTATATCGGCCGCCGGAAATTGCAGCCGGAACTGGTTGACGCTGGCATGGTTCATGATGTTGTAACCAATGGGGGTTGCAACATTATCCTGTGCCGCTATGGCCGCCGGTAAGGCGCCCAGGTTCTGGTAGCCCTGTGTCGTCGACGGCCGCCAGGCCCAATCGCTGGCGGGCTGGACGCCGGGCCATCCCATGGCTAGGCTGCTTACCAGCATGGCCGCCGTGGTTGCGCCTTGCCCAAAGCTTTGCAGGCCGAAGCTGCGCGCCGTGTAAGCAGGCTGGGTGTAGGTCTGGGTGCTCATGGGGCCACCCTCATACCGATTTCGGCCTGCTTCTGGTCGGTCAGCAGTTCGCGCAACATGGTCATGTTGCTGTCGTGCAGTTTGCGGAACACCCCGTCAAGCAAGTTCGGGTTGTCCAAGCCAAAAGCTGTGCCTCCGTCCAGGCTGGCCACGATGCGGTGATCGATCACTGTCGTGTAGCGCGTGCGATCGTCCATCCGCAAGTTGCTGATGTTGACTTGGTTCAGGTATTTGAACGGGTCGCCCGGTCGCTCGAACCAGCCCTGGTACACATGCCACAGCAGGCCGCTGCGCCAGGCCTTTGCCGTCAGGTATGGCGTGTCGGAGCGGAACAGCTCGTCCAGGCTGTAGCGGGGCTCGTCTTCGGGTTGCAGGTCGTAGTTGAACTGGTCCAGCACCTGGTGCACCAGCTCCAGACACAAAAAGCCAGCATCCAGCTGCGTCAGCACCAGCGCCAGGTAGCGTTTTGCCCGTTCCCAGACGGCCGCGAAGTCGGTGTAGTCGTGGCATGTGACGGTGATCGTTGCGCCCTGCACCTGCACCCGCCACAGGTGCGCCCCGTTAGGGCGGGCGACAAAGCGGATCAGCTCGTGCAACGCAGGCACAGGCAATGGTTGCTGCATGGCGCCGAACTGAAAGCTGATTCCCTGGTGGCCCAACTGCTGGCCAGGCAGTTCATCGCCCAGCGCGTCAAATGCAGCATTGATGCGCTGCAGGGCAGGCGGCTCGATTGGCTGGGCCAGTTGCAGGGCAAAGACCGCGGCTTCTATCGCGTTGCGCTGTTGCGATGGCGTGGAAATGGGGTGCATGAGGCAGTCCTTTACAGCTTGGCGCCCATCCAGATGGCGCGGCCTATGATGGTGACAGGCTCACCGTTGTCGATCAAGATGTCCGTGAAATCCCGGTTGTCCGAGCGCGCCACCCAGTGGCCGTCCTTGCGTGCCAGGCGCTTGACGATCAGGCCCTCGGTGGGCCGCACCATGGCAAACACCTGGTTTTCGACCGGTTCGCGGTTGTTGGTGCTGACCAGCAGCACGGCGCCGTCCTTGATTGTCGGCTCCATGCTGGGGCCCTTGACATCGACTACGCGCGCGCCAGCCGGACTGACACCGCAGCCGCGCAGAAAGGTGCGTGAGAACTTTAGGTGGCCGATCACGTCCTCGATATGGGCCTGGGCGCCGTCGCCGGCCGCCACGGCAACGTCGATGCGAGGCACATCGACAAAGTCGCCGTCCTCGCTGCCATCAAAGTAGTTGGCTGGGAGTCCGCAGTGCTCTTCAATTTCACGAGCAATTGTAGCGCCGAACGAGCCATGACCGTTCAGTAGGTTGCTGGCGTGCTGGTAACCCTTGCCGATCACTTTTGCAACATCGCTAACTGCAAATCTGTCGTCTGACTTCACCAGTCCCTTGTCACGGCACCAGTCTCGAAAACGTTCTCGTCTGATGTCTGAAAGTGGGTCTTTTTTAGACATACCGCGTTTCTAACCTGTCAAACGCATCAAGTAGTGCTTTATTGAATCGCATCAAGTGGTGTAATATTGACGCATGAAGCTTATCGATCACCTCAAGCAGCTCGATATCCAGGCGCGGGACGCCTTCGCGGCGTCCTGTGAAACCAGTCCTGGCCACCTGCGCAACGTGGCCTACGGCTACCGGCGCTGCGGCCCCGAGCTGGCGGCGTTGATCGAGTTCCACAGTCACGGCCAGGTGACCCGCCGTGAGCTGTGTCCGGACAACTGGCGGATCGTGTGGCCCGAGCTGGCCGCCACCCTGGCGCCGGCTGGCTCCGATATCGCAACGGCTGCGGCCGGGGAGGGGGCGTGATGATGAGATTAGTGCGCTTGGCCGATGCGGTCGCCGAAGAGGTCGGTGTTCCCGTCCACATTGGCTGTAGCCGGGTAGGGGGCTCGATGACGCGGCTAGTGCCTTTGGCCGATCTGCTCGCCGAAGAGGTCGGAGTCCCCGTCTACATTGGCGGCAAACCAGTCGCGCAGTGTTCGTGCGTTCTCGATGGGCAAGCTGAAGGCCAGCCAGCCGAACCCGCTGCTTCTCATCCACAGCCGGACTCGGCCGTCCTTGAGTCTGACGCCCAACATGCCAGGATCGTCTTCCATCGTGACGGTGGTGTCCATGGTTAAGGGGTCCGTTGGGCTTGGCTTTTTCTTCGCCACGCTGGGCAGCTTGTCCTTGCGGATTTCGGCCAGCGCCGATATCAGCACATCCAGCTCGTTGCCATCCATGGCGTCGGCCAAATTCAGTATGGCCGCTGCTCCTGTCGGTTCTTTCATGGGTCGGTCCTTTCTTGGCGAACGTTGGCAGAGTGAGAACTCCAATGGTAGCCGACTGGATCGACCCGCCATTTTTCCGGCTGCGGCCGGGCAGGGGGCGTGATGACTGATGTGACGCTGCACCTGTCCCTGGACACGAAGCAGGCCACTGCCGATTTGGCTTTACTTGCCCAAGCGGCCGAGCGATCGCTGGAACTTCGCCAGCGACTGTTCGAGCTTGGTGATCTCGGTGCGCATCTTCGTTGCGTCGACCTTGACCTCGCCGCTGCAGAACCGGCAACGCAGCACCGGGTTCGTCTTGAGCTTTCCGATCGTCTCGCTGAGCTTGCGCTGGCAGTGCGGGCAGGGGATTTCGATGCGCTGTGAGTCCAACAGGTTTTTCATGGGTCGGCCTTTCGGTAACGGTGTTCAGTGTGAGAACTGCCATCGTAGCCGACTGGGCCGGCCCGCCATTTTTTCTGCTGCCCGCCAGGCTTGGCTGGCAGCGTGCAACGGTTTCCACCGGGTGGACGCGGCTGATCGCGTTGGCCTGGACGCGGCGGAGCGCTCCTGCCCGCCCTTCGACCAGGTCGGTGGTCTTTTCTTTGGAGCAGCCGCTCATGTCAACTGCTCAACCAGGCGGTCGAGGGCGGCGAGTTGCTGTGCAGATGCAGATCCGCTCCGGCGCATGTGCGCGCCGGCCAGTCTGGTCCATGTGGCCAGCAGGGTCGCGGTGATGGCGGGCTCCGTCTCAAGCAGCAGCACCAATTGTTGCAGGAACAGTTCGATGGCGGCCACCCGATCCTCGATGGAGGGGAGTGGCGATTGATTAGCAAGGGATGCGTGGCTCATGGCGGCGTGTCCTTTCAATGGTTTAGCAGGAGCGATTTCATGAAAACAACTATCTCAATTTCTGGCTCATCCTCAAACGTTAATTCGGAGTGGGGGGAGTACATCAGGACAAGCATCGACGTGCTTGATGCGGCCTATCACACGGCGCACCGCTTCCCGGGCGGTGTGCCTGCGCTGGCGGGGCGCATGGGCATAGTCCCAGGCGTGCTGCAGAACAAGGTCAACGCCAGCAACACCTCTCACCACCTCACCTTGCGCGAGGCCATGGCCATGCAGGAGATCACCGGCGACGTGGCGATCCTGCATGCCATGGCCGACGCGCTGGGCTACGTGTGCGTGCGCGGCACGCCCGCCAACCCCGAGAACCTGCAGGCCCTCCATTGGCAGATGGTCTCCGCGTATGCCGATCTGGGGCACTCGATCGTTGACGCGATATCGGCCGGCGCCGTGTCCCGGAACGCCATGCGTCGCTGCGAGGCCATGGCAGCCGAGCTGTCGTCCGCGATCAATGCGGTGCTGGGCTCCTTGCGTGCCCGCATGCCGTCGCCACCCAAGGGCAGTGAAAAATGATCGCGCAGCCCCCCTCCCCCTGGTTTGAGAGAGCGAACAGGTGTGCGAAACGCGGCTCTGTTCCTGCAGCGGCGCGGGGTCATGCCGGTCGTGGGTCCTCCCCCGCGGATGCCTATGCGGGTAATTCGAGCCCCTCTGTCTGTGTAGTCAGTGAGTTGAGGACTTACTGAATGGCGTCGAATTACGAGGATGTGCTGGGCCAGCTGCGTGCCGCTGGCTTGCTGGTGGACAGCCTGGAGGTGGGCCGGCTGCGCCGGTGCAAGGTCGACGGGGACCGCGAGCGTCGCGGCTGGTACCACCTGCACGAGATGCGCCTGCAGAGCGGCGACGACCTGATTGTCGGCAGCTATGGCATCTGGCGTGGCGCCGAGAACAACGCGGTCAAGGTGGAGCTGCGCAACACGGCTCTGAGCCAGGAGCAGCGTGACAGCCTGCGCAAGCGCCTGGCAGAGGACCGGCGCCTGGCTGAGGCGGCCCGCCAGGCGGACGCGAATCGCGCAGCGAACAGGGCGGCAGCAGCGTGGAAGCGCTGTTCGGAGGATGGCGACTGCGAGTACCTGCACCGGAAGGCGGTGGGCGCCCATGGCGTTCGCTTCAGCCCGCAGGGCGCGATGGTGGTCCCGCTGCTCGATGTGGGCGGCAAGATCCACGGTCTGCAGATCGTGCGCGGCAAGCAGGCCGGATCTGCCCGGCGCCTGGAAAAGGAATACTGGCCGCAGGGCTTGATCAAGAAGGGGCACTTCCATCTGCTCGGCATGCCGGGCCCGATCATCCTGGTGGCCGAGGGTTACGCGACGGCGGCGAGCCTGTTCGAGGCGACGGGCCTGTGCGTGGCGGTGGCCTTCGACGCCAACAACCTGGCGCCGGTGGCTGCAGCGCTGCACAAGCGCTACAAGGCGGCGCGGATTCTGGTCTGCGCTGATGACGACGAGGCCCAGAAGTGCCAGAACAGCGCCTGCCGCCAACGCGTCTGGCTTTCCGACGGTCCTGATTGCCCGCACTGCGGCGAGCCGCACAAGGCAGGCAATGCCGGGATCTCGTGTGCCAGCAGCGCTGCGATGGAGGTCGGAGGGGCGTGGGTTGCGCCCATGTTCGCCGACCAGCCCGCGCGGCGCTTGGCCTGGCTCGACAAGGGCTTGAAGTTCAGCGACTTCAATGATCTGCACCAGGCCGAGGGACTGCATGTCGTTCGCACGCAGATCGAGGCCCGCCTCACGGTGTTGGGCTGGCGGATTGCCCAGGCGGCTCAGCGCGCTGCTCAGCCCAAGGGGGAAGGGGGCGTGCCGGAAAAGGACCCGCTGCGCCCCATTGATTCCCTGGATGAGCTGCTCGAGCGCTTCGCCCTGGTCTATGGCCAGGGCGGGACGGTGTTCGACCATCAGGAGCACTGCCTGGTGACGCTGAGTGACATGCGCGACGCCTGCCTGAAGCGCGAGCTGCACCGGGCCTGGGCCGAGCATCCGGACAAGTCGATGGTGCGCGTGACTGAGGTCGGCTTCGACCCGGCCGGTACCGACCCCAACATCCGCTGCAATTTGTGGTCGGGCTGGCCAACCACGCCGCGGGCGGGCAACTGCCAGAACATGCTGGACCTGTTGCGCTACATGTGCGCGGCTGACAGCCGGCCCGAGGAGCTGTACCAGTGGGTGCTGCGCTGGCTGGCCTATCCGATCCAGCACCCTGGTGCCAAGATGAAGACCACCTTGGTGATCCACGGTCCGCAGGGCACCGGCAAGAACATGTTCTTCGAGGCCATCATGGCCATCTACGGTCGGTATGGCCGGGTGATTGACCAAAGCGCCATCGAGGACAAGTTCAACGACTGGGCCAGTCGCCGGCTGTTCCTGATTGCCGACGAGGTGGTGGCCAGGTCGGACCTTTATCACATCAAGAACAAGCTCAAGGCGTTCATCACCGGCGAGTGGATTCGCATCAACCCCAAGAACATGGCGGCCTACGAGGAGCGCAACCATGTCAACATGGTCTTCCTCTCCAACGAGGCCATGCCCGTGGTGCTGGAGGAGGATGACCGCCGGCATGCGGTGATCTGGACACCCGAGAAGCTCAGTCCCGAGTTCTACGCCGCCGTGAAGGCCGAGATCGATGCCGGCGGCATAGCCGCGCTGCATCACTACTTGCTGCACCTGGATCTGGGGAACTTCAACAGCGCGACGCTGCCGCCGATGACGGATGCCAAGCGCGAGTTGATCGACCTGAGCCTGGACAGTCCCAGCCGGTTCATCCTGGCCTTCGAGTCCGGCGACGTGGCGGGCTTTCCCGCCAAGCGGGCACCGGCCCTGCTGACGCCATGCCTCAGCCAGGACCTGTATGACCTCTACGCCGCCTGGTGCCACCACGCGGGACTCAAGGCCTTGAACCAGCCGCGCTTTGCCAACGCGGTCATGCGCAAGCACAAGGGCGTTTCGCTGCGCAAGCGCTACGACAGTGGCGCCGGCACCAAGGGCCCCAGCGCCATCACCTACCTGCCGGGCGGTCATGAGGCCCCAGTGGGGAGCAGCGAGACCGTCTGGCTGGGCGAGCGCATCGAGGTCTTCCGCACCGCGCTCAAGGACTACAAGGGCATGAGTTTCAGGGCATGACCACCATGAACACCTCCATTTGTCCTGTTCTGTGCGGTATGTGCGGTATCGAGTGCGGTATCTCGTGCGGTGCTAAGTCATTGATTTTTATGGGTTGTGCGGTATGTGCGGTATCGGCCCTTACACGGGCGGGTGTGCGGGCGGGCGCGCGCACATACAGGCGCGCACATGCAGGCACACATTCGCATACCGCACATACCGCACATACCGCACACGCCTTGTACATCAAGCACTTACGCGATTTCGCATACCGCACATCACACCCCACATACCGCACAGAGAAAAAAATGGACGAACCAACCTCTACCCGTGTCATTCGCTGCACCGAGGAAAACGTGAAGGAGTTTCGGCAGGTGGTCAAAGCCTGGCCTGAGCTGCACGACCTGGTGAAGGGCCTGCAGGAGCAAAACCTGTTCCCGGGCCTGCGCGCCATGCAAATCACGCTCACAGGCAGCGCTGCGCATGTCGGCAAAGGCTTGGCTGCCCTCCTGCCAGAAAACGCGCCTGCGGCTGCGCAATCCACCCACGCCGGCTGACTGGGGAACGCCATGAAGATCGACATCAAGATAAACGGCATCGACAAGGTCAAGAAGGAACTCGAGGCCCTGAGCGGCCCGCAGTTCAGGAGTGCGGTGGCCACCACGCTCAACCAGATCGCTGGCCGCTACGCCCGAGGCATCCGGACTGAAATGGCCCGGGTCTTCGACCGGCCCACGCCCTACATCCTGATCAGCGTCAAGGTCGAAGCGGCGACGTCGTCCAGTCTGGAGGTCACCATTTCCCCATCGATCAAGGCGCCATCCGGTGGCAAGGGCGGCAAGATCAGCGTGGACCCTCAGAAGATTCTGAGCGCACAGGCCTTGGGCGGGGCCCGCAGGGACAAGAAAACCGAAGTCCTGCTGCGTCAGCGCGGCTGGCTGCGCGCCGGCTACCAAACCGCCATACCCGAGAGGCCCTACCCAGGCAGCGACGACGGCCGCGGCAACCTGCGGGGGCCTTTCCTGCGCAGCGTCATGAGCTACCTGCAGATGTACTACGAGCAGGGCCACTTCCAGAACATGAAGAAGGGCGCAATCGCCAGGAAGGAAGACCGCCGGGCTTACAGCGTGATCGCCACGCGCCGTTCTGGGCGGGACATCAATGGCGTGGTGTTCTTCATTGCGGGCCCGCAGATGACGCTGCAGATCGAGGGTGGCGAGCGCGCTGTCATGCGAGCCACTGGGGGCTCTCGCTCACGGCATTTGCATCCTGGCATCTGGGCCAAGACGGGCGGATCGCGCGGCGCCAAGCTGCAGCCCGTTCTGCTGTTTGTGCGCAGTGGCACCTATCAGCCACGGCTGGACATGGACAAGATCGCACGCGAGCTGGATGTGCAGGGACTGTTCGCGAAGTGGTTGCGCGGCAACATTCGTGACCAGTACCGGATGATTTCGGTAAAGGCAGGTGCTTGATCATGACCGCACCTGAACAGCTCAGCAAACGGGCCTTTGCCGATCGCATCGGCGTCAAGCCCAGCTACGTGCGCCAACTGGAGATTGACGGCCGACTGGTGCTCACGCCCGACGGAAAGGCCGTCCTGGTGGCCGAGTCCATCGCCCGTATCGAGGCCACGCGCGACCCGAGCAAGCAGGCGGTGGCCGAGCGACATGCCACCGAGCGCGGCGCGCCGGCCCTGACTGGGCATGATCGCGCGCCAGTTGGCGATGATGAGTCGGTAGTTGATGAAATGCCGCTTCCCCAGTATGACTTCCAAATCTCCAAGGCCAAGAGAGAGCATTGGGCTGCTGAGCGCGAGCAAGCTGCCTTCCGCAAGGAGGCTGGTGAGCTGATCGAGCGCGCCGAGCATATTGCCGCCTTTGCCCGCGCGGGCGCCAATCTGCGCGCCAAGCTGGAAGCCTGGTCCGCCGTACTGCCGCCACAGTTGGTGGGCCGCGATGAGGCTGCAATTCGGTCCACGCTGGTGGAGCAGTTGGAACAGGTGCTGCGCGAGCTGGCAACCGCCATCACTGCCCAGGCGCAGGAGACGGCTCATGCTGGCTGAGTCCATGAGCTTTTTTTGCTCGCCGGAGGTCGGCCTGCGCGCCATGGCCCGAGCTCTGGCCCCGCGCAAAGCCCTCACCGTCAGCCAATGGGCTGATGACAACCGGCACCTCTCCAGCAAAGGCAGTTCCGTTACCGGGGAGTGGGTGACCGATCGCAACCCGCCGCTGCGCGAGCCGATGGACTGCCTGAGCGCGCGCAGCAATGTGCGCGATGTAGTGCTGATGTTCCCGATCCAGTTCGGCAAGACCGAGGTAGCCGTCAACGCCTTGGGCTACTGCATGGACCACGACCCCTGCCCGGTGATGGTGTGCCTGCCCGGCGAGGTCAGCATGCAGAAGTGGGTGGCACAGAAGCTCAACCCGGCCATTGACGAATCTCCGGCCATGAAGCGGGCCCTTACCAGCGTTGCCAGCCGCGACGCCACCAACACTCGAACCTTCAAGGATTTCGCCGGCGGCCAGCTGTACGTCGAGCACGCCGGCAGCCCGAGTCGCCTGAAATCGACGACCGTGCGCAAGCTGATCGTGGATGAAGTGGATGAGTTCGCCAACAACTTCAGCGGCGGCGACGACCCGCTGGAAATGCTCAACGGCCGCACCAGCGCTTTCCCCACCACCAGCCAGCGGTTGTACATCAGCACGCCGCAGATCAAGGGCATCAGCCGCATCGAGCAGCTGTGGCTGAAAAGCGACCAGCGTCGCTACCATGTGCCGTGCCCGCACTGCGGTCACCTGCAGCACCTGGAGTGGTCTGGCCTGCACTGGACACCCGACGTCAGCCAGGTCTGGTACACCTGCCAGGAGTGCGGCGCCCAGATCGACGAACACCACAAGACCGCCATGATCGCGGCCGGCCAGTGGATCCCTGGCAATCCAGGCGCCAAGGTGCGCGGCTACCACATCAACTGCCTGTACTACCAGTTCGGCCTGGGCCCGCGCTGGGCCGAGCTGGCAGAGGCCTGGCGCGAAGTGCAGAGCGACCCCGCGCGCCACAAGACCTTCATGAACGACCGTCTTGCCGAGCCCTGGGAAGACGCCGCCATGCGCGCCGTGCGCCACAACGCTATTGCCGACCGGGCCGAGCCATACAAGCTGCGCGTGGCACCCATGGGCGTGCTGGCCGTCACCGCCGGCGTGGACACGCAGGACAACCGCCTGGCCGTGCACATCACCGGCTGGGGCCGTGGCATGGCCTTCTGGACGCTGGATTACGTGGAGCTGATGGGCGACCCAGCCGACGACGCCGTGTGGGTCGCGCTGACCGAGCTGCTCAACACGCCGATCCAGCACGAGTGTGGTGCCACCCTGCGCATCGAGGCCATGGCCAACGACATGGGCGGCCACCGTGGCGAGGCGGTCAAGGCCTATGTGCGCGACCGGCGCGTGCGCCGGCCCATGGTCATCTTCGGCGCCACCGCCAACAACGCGCCGGTGCTCGGAAAGGGCAAGTTGATGGACGTGGACTGGCGCGGTCGCGTGGACAAGCGCGGCGTCACCGTCTACCAGGTCGGTACCGTGGCGGCCAAGCACTGGTTGTACGGGCGCCTGTCCACTGACGCCGACAAGCCCAGCGACCAGCGCCAGACCCACTTCAGCCAAGACCTGGAGCCCAGCTACTTCGCTGGCCTGGTCAGCGAGACCTACAACCCGGCCAAGAACCGCTTCGACAAGCGCCGCGGCGCGCGCAACGAGCCGCTGGACACCTGGGTCTACAGCTACGCCGCCGCGCACCACCCGGAGCTGCGGCTGCACCGCGCCACCACGGCCGATTGGGACCGGCGTGAGGCCCAGCTGCTGGCTATGGCCCAGGCGAGTGGCACGCCGGCCGAGGTGTCGTCGACCATCGTCGAGCCTGGAGCGCTGGCGCCAATGGCTGAGGCCTGGCCAGTCGATCGCATCCCCCGCAACACTTCCACCAGCCTGTTTGACATTGCATACGGCGGCTGAATCCCATGACACCCCAGAACTCGACCCGCATGACGAAATTCACCGATAACACCGACCCCGTGGCCGTGATCGAGCAGGAGACGCGCGCAGTGGCACTGTCGTTTGGCGTCAGCACGCCGGATGATCTGGCATCAGCCCTGGTCGAGCGGGTGCTGATGCGGCTGGGGGGAGGACAGCTCTACCTGCCCAAGAAACGCACCGAGTCGCCCCGGGTACGGCACCAGGAGATCCGTGCTCGCTTCAAGGGCGATAACGTGGCCGAACTGGCACGGGAGTTCGGGCTGACGACGCGCAGCGTTCGGCGGATCGTCAGCGTGTGACACGCGCCTCAGGTACGCATTGTCGTCTCTCGACCGGGGTGAGTCTCCAATATGCATACCTAGGCCTGATCCAACTCAAAACCAGAAAACGTCACGTGCTACGATAGTTGCATGCAAAAAAGGAAACTATAAGCATGGAACTAATAGTATTTGTCGTGCTGCTGCTCGTCTTGCTTGTCCTGTCGGTCGTCGCATGGAAGAAGGAATCGAGTCGGGCCGCGAAGCTCGAGGAGTCCTTTAAGCAGGCCACCCAAAGAGCTGAGGCGCAAGCTGCTGGCCTGGAGGAGTTGACGTCGACGCTTGATGCCGCCAAGGGGGCCATTGCTGAACTTGAGCCCTACAGGACGATTCTGGATACCAAGAAGGAGGTTCAGCGCATCCTGAATGTCGCAGTCGAGGACGCCGACCGCATCAAGCAGCAGGCACGGGACACCTTGAACCGCGCGCGTGAGTCCGCCCAGATGCAGCAGGCCGACGCTACGAAGTTGGTAGATGCTGCCCTCAGTCAAGCGCAAGCCATTACCCAGCGGGCAAACCAAGAGGCCGAGCGAACCATCAGCAGTGCCAACCAGAATGCCGAGCAACTTCGATCCGAAGCCAAGGAAGCACTGGTCAAGGCCCGTGCTACGGTTGAGAAACGGCTGTCCGAGGTGCAGAACCAGGTCACAGGCGCGCATGAGCAGGCACAGGCCATCATCCAGAAAGCCAAGCAGGAAGCCGAGCAGATCGCTGGCGATGCTTATGTGGCGATGCAGAAGGCAGACTCGCTGCAGAAGACGCTGCAAGCGATTGAGGGGGCGGTCAAGGGTTATGGCGATGCCTACATCGTCCCGACCTACAGCTTGCTGGACGACCTGGCCGACGAGTTCTCGCATACCGATGCCGGCAACAACTTGCGCAGGGCTCGGGAGCACACCCGCAAGATGGTGCTCAATCGGACCGCCGCGAGCTGCGACTATGTGGAGCCCTCTCGGCGTGAAACAGCGATCAGCTTCGTGACCGACGCCTTCAACGGCAAGGTGGATTCCGTCCTGAGTCGAGTCAAGAGCGACAACGTTGGCAAGCTGGAACAGGAGATCCGCGGCGCCTTCCAACTGGTGAACCACAGCGGCGCAGCCTTCCGCAACGCCCGTGTGACTGATGCCTACCTAGACGCCAGGCTCGACGAGCTGCGCTGGGCCGCAACGGCCAAGGCACTGCAAGACCAGGAACGCGAGGAACAACGCCGGCTGCGCGAGCAGATCCGAGAGGAAGAACGCGCGCGCAAGGAGTTCGAGCGCGCCATGAAGGAGGCCGAGAAAGAGGAAGCCGCGATCCAGAAGGCAATGGAGAAAGTGCAGGCCCAGGTGCAGAAGGCCAGCGACGAGCAGAAGGCCGTGTTCGAGGCCCAGTTGGCCGAACTAGCAGAGAAGCTTCGCCTGGCGGAAGAGAAGGGCCAGCGCGCGCTGTCGATGGCGCAGCAGACCCGCGTTGGGCACGTCTACGTGATCTCGAACATCGGTTCGTTCGGCGAGAACGTCTACAAGATCGGCATGACGCGCCGTCTGGAGCCGCTGGACCGCGTGCGCGAATTGGGCGACGCCAGCGTGCCGTTCGAGTTCGATGTTCACGCAATGATCTACAGCGACGACGCGCCGAAGTTGGAGAAGTCACTGCACAGCCACTTCATGCGCGCCCAGGTCAACAAGGTAAACCCGCGCAAGGAGTTCTTCCGCGTGGGGATCAACGACATCATGGCGCATGTCGAGTCAAACGGCATCCAGGCGCACTGGACCCTTACGGCTAAGGCGGCAAGTTTCCGCGAGTCGCAGCGCATCGAGCAGTCCCTGCTCGGCAACACCGAAGAAGGCCAGCGCTGGACCGAGATCCAGGCTGAAACGATAGAGGCGGATGAATCGCAGGAGGAAGCCGAGCCGGCGTGATCCGGTCGGATTGACTTGGTTATTGAGTAAACCATGGAGGCAACGTTGCTATGGAGTATTAACGCTTTTGCAAGCATTAAGTAGTAATCAAAAGACCCCTTTCATTTTGAAGTCTAAATATGTATTATCATGTAATTATTGAACCAAAGTCGGATAAGTTTTATGGTGAGGCCAAGACTGATCTTACCAAAGAGCAGCTTATTGCAAGGTATGTTGAGCCATATGAGAAAGGATTGCCTATAGTTATAAATGGAAAAACAATACAGCCCGATGATATTGAGAGGGTAAGGATTTCAGAAAGTGAGCGTGTAATAGAGTCTTTGATTTCTGAGATTAGATTTGAGAATTCTAATTCATCAGTTGCAATAATTGGTGGACCACCCTATGTTCACCAAGCAGTTTGGCGAGCCAAGGATGTCACAGATGACTTCATTGAAGGTGCTGTTGGGTATAGGAAAGAATTTACAAAAGGCCACTCTTCTAATGAAAAGATGGCGGGCTCTCAGTTGAAAAGAGTATTTATTGTTCATGGGCACGATGAAAGTGCGAAAAACAAGGCGGCAAGATTTATAGAGAAAATGGGATTTGAGGCTATTATTCTTCACGAAAAAGCCAGTTCTGGGCGAACTATAATAGAGAAGATTGAGCATTATTCGGATGTGGGTTTTGCAGTTGTTTTGTATACGCCGGATGATGTTGGAAATGAGAAAATAAAGGCTGAAAATTTGAATGTTCGTGCCAGGCAAAACGTAGTTTTTGAGCATGGCTACCTCATTGGGAAACTGGGGAGAGAAAATGTTTCGGCGTTGGTGGATGGCGAGTTGGAGCTTCCTAATGATATTAGTGGCGTAGTTTACATTAGCCTTGATGAGGGTTCTGCTTGGCAATTGCAATTGGCGAAGGAGATGAAGCAGTCTGGTTATGAAATTGATATGAATAAGCTAATTTAAATCCAGGTAATATATGCGCTTGGCGTCGTGAAATTTATTGATTTTGCTATGAATTTGCACGTATCTGGTGAAATGGCAGTTGAGTGATAAATTTCCGTAACGCTAAACGGCGCATTAGATCGAAAGCGGACATTTTTTGTGACACTGTCACGTAGCCATGTCCGCGCCCGCCCGGCAAAGTGCCAGGCATGGGTATCTACAGCCACCTCAGCACCGATGAACTGACCGCCAAGCGCGACCGCCTGCTGGCCGCACTTGAGTCGCGCCTGACCGGCCCGAGCAGCGTGTCGTCCACCGGCCGCTCGGTCGGCTACCAGCACGCCAACCAGACTGCCGAGATCCGGCGCGAGCTGGACGCGATCAACGCCGAGCTGTCGCGCCGCGACGGTGCTCCGGCTCGTGGCCCGATCTACCTGGTGAGCTGACCGGCATGGCCAAGCGCAAATCCCGGCATCTGCTGACCGTCTCGGCTTCGCGCCCAGGCGGTGCTGGTGGCCTTGCGGGCGCCTCGATGGCTGCGCACACGGCTGCCGGCAACAGCCTGGCGCTGGCCAACTGGAACCCGGTGCGGGGCAGCGCTGACGCCGACACGCTTATCGATCTTGACACTCTGACCGCTCGTTCGCGCGACCTGGCGCGCAACAACGGCCTGATGGCCGGCGGCATGCAGACGCTGCGCGACAACATCGTCGGCGCGACGCTGCGCCTGAGCGCCACGCCTGACTACCGCCTGCTGGGCTGGACTCGCGAGCAGGCGCGCGAATGGGGAAACCAGACCGAGTCGAAGTTCCGCACCTGGGCCGAGACCAACGAGTGCGACGCCTCGCGCACGCTCAATCTGCTGGGCCTGACGCTGCAGGCGCTGGGCGGCACGATGCTCAACGGCGATGCGCTGGCCTTGCCGCTGTGGTTGCCGCGCCCGGGCCTGAAGTGGAATACCAGGCTGTTGATGGTCGAGTCCGACCGCCTCTGTACGCCACAGGAGTTGACTCACCGTGACGACATTCGGGGCGGCATCGAGTTCGATGTCTACGGCGCGCCGATGGCATATTGCGTGCTCAAGCATCACCCGGGCGATTGGATCAGCACCCGATCGGGCTACCAGGACTGGGAGCGCATTCCGGCGTACACCGCCTGGGGCCGCCGCCGCGTGCTGCACCTGCACGACAAGGAACGCACCGGACAGAGCCGGGGCAAGCCCGTGGTCGCCAGCGTGATGACCGAATTCCACATGGCTGGCAAGTACGCAAGCAACGAGCTGCAGGCCAGTCTGGCCAACTCGCTGGTGGCGGCTTTCCTCGAGTCCGACTTGGACCCGACATCGGCCGCCGAGATCTTCGGCACCGATGTCGGTGCTGCCTGGAAGGACTTCGTGCGCCGCAAGCCCACGGTGCGCCAGATGGAGGGCGCCGCCATCCTGCCGCTGCCGCCCGGGGCCAAGCTCAACAGCTTCACGCCGGGGCGGCCGAACGCGGCTTTCGAGGCCTTCATGCTGGCGAGCCTGCGCAACATTGCCGCCGGCATGAACATGCCCTACGAGCTGCTGCTCAAGGACTTCAGCAAGACCAACTACTCGTCGGCGCGCGCCGCGCTGCTGGAGGCCTGGCGCTACTTCAACGGCCGCCGCCGCTGGCTGACCGATTACTGGCTGCGAGAGGTCTACCTGTTGTGGCTGGAGGAGGCGATTAACGCTGGCGAGATTGATGCCCCCGGCTTCTACGACAACCGCTATGCCTACGCGCGTTGCCGCTTCATCTTCGGTGGTCGTGGCTGGGTGGACCCAGTCAAGGACGCCACCGCGTCCAAGATCCGGCGCGAGTCCCAGGTCAGCACGCTCGAGCAGGAATGCGCCGAGCAGGGCCTGGACTATGAGGAAGTGCTGGACCAGCTGGCAATCGAGCGCCAGATGATGCTGGCGCGCGGCCTGAACCCGGATGCCGCCAGCCCGGTGGCCGTGGCTGCTGCCAGCGCACCAAGCTCGCCGGATGAGGCATCCGACCCAGAGGACGGCACCGACCCGCAGGACGGCGCCGATCAGGAACCACCCCAGGACCCCGCCGCATGAGCTTCGCCCGCCATTACCCGCACCTGGCCGCGCGCGTGTTCAACACGCCGCTGCTGGTGCACCCACAAAAACTGGACGCCATCATTGCCGGCATTGGCCCGCGCTTGCTCGGCCTGGGGGATGGTGCCGATGTGGCAGCGCTGAAGGCCAGTCAGGCCGGCGCGCAGCTGCTGCCGGCCGAGCTGTTCAGCACCAAGCGCGACACCAGTAGCGATGGCCAGCCCTACGCGGTGTCGGATGGGGTCGCCTACATCCCTGTCAGCGGCGCCCTTGTGCACCGCAGCCGCATGGAGGCTGATTCCAGCTACCTGCTGGGCTACAACGAGCTGGCTCTGCGGGTCGAGGAAGCGATGGCTGACCGTTCGGTCCATGCCGTGTTGCTCAACTTCGACAGCCCCGGCGGCGAGGCGCAAGGCGCGTTCGAGTTCGCTGACCGCCTGGCCGCGCTGCGCGGGCAGGGCAAGCGCATCGTCGCCATGGCCGATGGCATGGCGGCCAGCGCCGCCTACCTGGCAGCCGCTGCCGCCGACGAGATTGTGTTGACCTCGAGCGCCTACGTCGGCTCGATCGGCGTGGTGATGCGCCACGTCGACTTCAGCCAGGCGCTGGCCACAGATGGCGTCAAGGTCACGCACATCTACGCCGGCGCCCACAAGGTCGATGGCAACCCCTATGAGCCGCTGCCGGCTGCCGTGCGCGCCGACATGCAGGCCGAGATCGACGGGCTCTACGAGATGTTCGTCCAGTCCGTGGCGACCAATCGCCGCATGGACCCGATGGCCGTGCGCAAGACGCAGGCCCAGGTGTACCGAGGTACAGCCGCCTTGGCCGCCGGCCTGGCCGACCGCCTGGGCACCACCGATCAAGTCATCACCGAGCTGGCCGCGCAGCGGACCCGTTCTTTTCCTGTCGGGCAGACCGCCCGCGCCACCGCCACCACTGGAGACTCCACCATGGCACAACCCCAAGCAGGCGGTCAATCGGCCGCCCCGGGCGCGCAAGCGCCGCAACCGACCGTCACCGCCACCGCCACCGCAACCACTCCTGTCGCTGCCGACCCGGCGCAGGCTCGGGCCGAAGGCCACGCTGCCGGTGTGCAAGCCGAGCGTGTGCGCGTCGGTGCCATCCTGGGCCACGAGCGCGCTGGCGTCCACATGGCTGTGGCACTGACCTGCATCAACACCGGTCTGAGCGCCGAGCAGGCGGGCCAGATCATGGCCTCGCTGCCTGGCGCTCAGCAGGCGGCGGCGGCTGCTGCTGCATCGGCAGCCACTGCATCAGCCCCCAACCAGTTCGCTGCTGTCATGGCTTCGATCGGCAACCCGGCTGTGAGCGGCATCGAGCCCGCAGCCGCCAGCGCCGCTTCCGAGCAGGAAACCCTTGCCGCGCAAGTGCTGGCGACCTTCCGCGCGAACACGCGTTGAACTGAAAAAGGAGCAACGCTATGGACTACCAAGCCACTTTTGGCACCGAGGGCGTCTTGGCCCACGACGCCCTGATCGCAGGCAACGCCCACCTGCTGGTGGGCCGCAAGATCACCATCGCAGCGGGCCAGAACCTGGTGCGCGGCGCCGTGCTGGGCAAGGTCACGGCCACCGGCAAGTACCTGCTGTCGCTGTCGGCCGCCGCCGATGGCAGTCAGACCCCTGACCTGATCTTGGCCGAGGACTGCAACGCCAGCGCCGCCGACAAGTCGGTGCTGGCCTATGCCCGCGGCGACTTCAACAGCCGCGCGCTGACCCTGGGCGCTGCGCACACCGTCGCATCGATCACCGAAGGCCTGCGCGCCAAGGGCATCACGCTGCTGGCGTCGATCGCCTGAGCCGTCTTCTTACCCACTGAATCCAGGAGATCCCCATGGAGATTTTCAGCACCGCCGTCTTGGGCCGCGTCGTGGCCGAGCTGCCGCTTCCCGCTCCCTTCATCCTCAACAGCTTCTTCGGCATGATCCAGACCGAGACCAGCGAGGAAATCCACTTCGACATCGACAGTGGCAGCCGCCGCCTGGCACCCTTCGTGTCGCCCATCGTGGCGGGCCAGGTCGTGCAGTCCAAGGGCTACCAGACCAAGACCTTCAAGCCGGCCTACGTCAAGGACAAGCGCGTCTTCGATGCCAGCCGTCCCTTCAAGCGTCTGGCGGGCGAGAGCATCGGCGGCCAGCTCGCTCCGGCCCAGCGCCTGCAACTGGCCCTGGCCACGGAGCTGAGCGACCAGATCAACATGGTGATTCGCCGCCAGGAGGTGATGGCGATCGAGGCACTGCGCACCGGAAAGGTCACGGTGACGGGTGACTTCTATCCGACCGTCGAGGTCAATTTCGGCCGCGACGCGAGCCTGACAAAAGCGCTGGCCGGTGCCACCCGCTGGGGCGAGGTGGGCGTGGAGCCGCTCGACGACGTGCAGGCCTGGTCGCTGCTGGCGACCGAAAAGTCTGGCGCCACAGCCAACACCCTGGTGATGGATGTCGAGGCCTGGAAGCTGTTCAGCGCATCGGCCAAGGTGCAGAAGCTGCTTGACCGCTTCCGCGGCGCCGAACAGCTCAACCCGACCGTGACGGGCGCGGGCGGGCGCTACATGGGCAGCATCGGCGACTTCGACATCTGGGTCTACATCGGCTGGTACGAGGACCCGGCCACCGGCAACCTGCTGCCCTTCCTGCCGGCCAACACCGTGATCGTGACCAGTCCGGACCTAGAAGGCACCCGCGCCTACGGTGCCATCAAGGACGAGGCCGCAGGCCTGCAGGCGCTGCCGTGCTTCGCCAAGTCCTGGATTCAGGAGGATCCGGCGGTGCGCTACCTGCTGCTGCAGAGCGCCCCGCTGACCGTGCCTTACCGCGTCAACGCCAGCCTCTGCGCCACGGTGCGCTGATCTGCCGCACGCCGCCATGAACCAGCCCGCTCCCTTTGCCGAGCTCGAGGCACTCGTGAATCGCGAGACGGTCGCGCACCTCTCCAACGCCGTCGCTACCTTTGCTGGCGGCGAGCAGGTGCGCGGCATCTTCGACGACGAGCACGCTCGCGGCGACGTCGGCATGCTCTCCATGGCCGACTCGCGCCCGACCTTTACGCTGCTGACCGCCGACATCCCGCTGGCGGTGCGCAACTGGTTCGTGCTCTATGTGCATCCAGGCCTGTCGCACGAAGATCCGGATGCGGTAGACCTGCGCCTGGTGCTGCGTGGCCTGACCTATCGGGTGACCGAGCACGAGCCCGACGGCACGGGCATTAGCACCCTGGTGCTCAAGCGAGAGCCAGCATGAAAACCGCCTTCAAGTCGGTGCTCGACACCATCGTCGCGGCGCTGTCCGCCTACCCGGCGCCGGCCGAGGTCGTTGCCAACCCGCGGCACTCGGTGCCCGAGTCGCGACAGCGACAGATCGCCGTCCACCTGGGCAATTCGAAAGCCAGCAGCGGCCCACTGGGCGTGACGCGCTGGACCACGCCGATCGTGGTCGAGTGCTATGCGCGCGGTGATGTCGACGAGCTGCTCGACTCGGCCTGGCGGCGCCTGTTCGGCCCTGAGGCCCGGATCACGGGGGCTGGCATCGAGGGCCTGGAGCAGGACGGCATTGACTGGGACTACGCCGGCTCCCGTACCGATATGGAGTGCGCGGCGCTGCAGTTCCTGGTGCGCCATCGCACCCCGACCCATTCACTGACCCCCTGGGCCTGACCATGAAATCACCCACCAACCAAGCCTCTGCACCGGATCCGGACGCCACGCCTCAGCGCGGCGGCAGCTACATCCGTCAGCCCGACGGCTCGCTCGAGCGCGCCTTGACCGCCGCGCCGCCTGTCGCCGCTCCGGCCCACGCGCCTGAGCCGGCTACCGCGCCCGCTACCAACACCAAGGAGTAACCATGCCCCGCATGACCCAGATGTCGGCCGTCCTGGCCAAGCTCGAGACGACCTACGCGACCGATGCAGTTCCGACCGGCGCGGCCAACGCGATCGTCTGTAGCGAGCCGCAATTCGAGCTGGTCTACGACAGCAAGGAGCGCAACGTCTTGCGTACGCATTTCGGTGCGCAGCAGGCGATGCACAACACCCGGTTTGCCAAGGTCTCGTTCGACGTCGAGATCGCGCCGTCTGGCGTTGCTGGCACCGCGCCGGCCTTCAGCCCGCTGTTGCGTGCCTGCGCCCTCAGCGAGACCATCACGGTGACGACGCGCGTCGAATACGCCCCGATCACGCTGAGCCAGGAATCGGCCTCGATCTACTACTACCTCGACGGCGTGCTGCACAAGCTGCTCGGCGCGATGGGCACGGTCGAATTGGGGGCGAACGAGGGCGAAATCCCAGTGCTGAAGTTCCAGTTCACCGGCATCGATGGCGGCATCGTCGAGGGTGCGCTCCCGAACCAGACCCTGACCGCCTGGAAGACCCCGCAGCTGATCAGTGGCGCGGTCCTGAAGTTCGGCGGCACCTACAGCGCCGGCGTGCTGACCGGCGGCACTGCGTTCCCCTCGCGTGGTCTGAGCCTGAACTTGGGCAATGACATCAAGCCCCGCCGCATGCTCGCAAATGGCAACGGGTACTCGAGCTCCGGCCAGGCCGTCAACGCCATGGGCCGCAAGGCCAGCGGCTCGGTGCAGATCGAGCTGACCGCCGCGCAGGAAGTCGCGCTGATCGCCGACATCAACGGTTCCGTCTTGGCCTCGATGTCGTTCGAGCACGGCAGCGTCGCCGGCAGCAAGACGCTGATCCATTGCCCGTCGGTTCAACGCCTGTCGCCCAAGCGGGCCGACTACGAAGGCGTGGCCCAGCTGGGCCTCGACCTCGCACTGCAGCCTGTCAGCGGCAACGACGAGCTGCGACTGGTGTTCAGCTGATTCAGTCTCCACCACCCCATTCATCCAGCCCTTCAGGCAACAAGGAATCCACATGACATTCGTTCTGCAGCAGAAACCGACTTTCACCGCACCGGTGGCATTCAACATCCCGTCCGATGGCGGCAAGACCCAGAAAGTCACGTTCAGCGTCGTGTTCAAGATGCTGGCCGCCAGCGAGTACAAGGAGTTGAACTCGCGCATCGCGCTGAGCAATGCGAATCACGCCGCGCTGGTCGAGAAGCTGGTGGCCGAGCAGAAAGAGCGCAGCGGCGCGCCGCTGACCGAGATTCCTCTGCCGGAATGCACCGACCGCGACACGATCAATGCCGTCCTGGTTGGCTTCGGCGCCGATCTGCTCGACGAGGACAAGACGCCGCTCGAGTTCAACGAGTTCAACCTCGACCGGCTGCTCGAGGTCAATGGCTGCGCTCAGGCCATCGTCTCCAGCTTCTTCAAGCACTACGCGGAGCAGCCGGCAAAAAACTGATCGCCATCGTCAGGCACGCGCTGCGGCCGGACGTTCAGCCAGTGGCCAGCAGCGAGAGTCTGGAGCGCCAGGCGCAAGCGCTGGGCGCCTTCGGGCTGGTGATCGAGACGAATGACGGGCCGACAGAAGTGGAGTCGGACTGCGAGGTCTTCCCTGACAACGCGCCGGCCTTCCAGCTCTTCATGTCCTGCGCTCGCCACTTGACGATGGTCACCAGCTTTGGCGGCACCTGCTGGCGGGCTGCTCCACCGAGCGAGGTCAGACAGGTCATGCAGTGGCAGGGTGTGAAGCCGAGCCAGCGTGGCGAGTTGTGGCAGCAGTACCAGGTGATGGAGATCGAGGCCTTGAGGATCTTGAACGAGCGCGAAGCCGCTGCAGCGCGCAAGGCGAAATGACAACGTGAAATGACGATGAGCACGAACCAAATCGGAATTGTCCTGACTGCTGACGGTCGCCTGGTGCAGTCCGAGCTCGACCGCACCGGTAAGTCCCTGCAGCGCTTCGGCGAGCAGGCTGGCCAGGCGTCGGCGCAGGTCGATCGCGGCATGGCGCGTGCTCGGGATTCGATCTCGTCGCTGGCATCTGGTGCGGCCAAGCTGCTGCTGGTCACCCAGGGCATCCAGTCCATCTCGGCAGCCCTGTCGGCACTGCCACGCGCGGCGTTCGATTACAGCAAGAACCTCGAAACCTCGGCCGTCGGCATGGCCGGCATCATCGGCTCGGTGGCTGCGCTCAACGGTGCGCAGATCGAGTTCAACCAGGCGCTTGGCATCAGCCAGGGCATGATCCGCCAGCTCAACGACGATGCGCTGCGCACCGCTGCCAGCAGCCAGGAGCTGGTCGGCGCCTTCCAGGCGCTGCTTGCTCCAGGCCTGGCTGCCGGGATGAAACTCGACGAGATCCGACAGCTGACCGTGGTCGGCACCAACGCCGTCCGCAGCATGGGGCTGACGAGCAACCAGGTGGTGCAGGAGCTACGCGACCTGGTCGCCGGCGGCATCACCGCCAGCAGCTCGACGCTGGCCACTTCGCTGGGCCTCAAGGATGCGGACATCGCCAAGGCCAAGGCCAGCAGCGAGGGCTTGTTCAACTTCTTGATGGAGCGGCTCAGGGGCTTCGAGGCCTCGTCCGCCGCCTTCGGCAACACGCTCGAGGGGCGTCTCAGCACGCTCAAGGAAGGCGCAACCCGCGTTGCTGCCGACGGCATGGCGCCGCTGACGCAGGCGATCTCGACCGCTGCCGGGCAGATGTCCGATCTGCTGGTCACGTTTGACAAGGCGGGACGGGCGCAACTCAATCCCGGGCTGGTCGAAGGCCTGCGCGGTGTCGCCGAGTCGATGGTCGGCATCATGACGACTGGCCAGGCGGCTGCCTCGGCGCTGTGGGCCAACCGAGAGGCCGTGTCGACCCTGGCGGCGGCCTATGCGGCGCTCAAGATCGGGCAGTGGGCCTCAGAGGCTCAGGTCGCTGTAGCGGCCAAGCTGGACCTGGTGCGCGCCTCGCAGCTGGCTGCCGTGCAGGCGGCTGCAGAAAGTGCGGCAAATCAAGCGGCGGGGATGACTGCGCGAGAGAAGATCGCGGCACTGCTGTCTGAATTGCAGGCCAAAGCCAATCTGATGCAATCCAATGCGGCACTGGCGGCAACTGAGGTCTCCAGGTTGTCCGCGACCCAGGAAGGTATCGTGTCCGCCCGCGCGCAGAGCGCCGCGGCATTGGAGGTCACGCGATCGACCATCGCCCAGGCTGAAGCACAGCTGTCTGCGGCTCGCGCTGCCGGCGCGCAGAGTTTCGCCCTGGCGCTGGTGCGTGAAGCCACGGACACCTTGACGGCTGCCCAGGCTCGTCATGCCGCCCTGATCGGTGATCTGGCAATGCTGGGCCGTCAGCAGGCCAGTGTGCAGGCCAATGTTGCATCAGCGTTGGCGGCTCAGACCGCTGCGTCGAATGCGGCATCGGAGGCTGCGATGCGGCTTTCGGCCGCTACAAGCGCCGCCAGTGTTTCTGGCCGGGCCATGGGTGCTGTCATGGGGGCACTGGGTGGGCCGGTTGGCATTGCAGTGATGGCAATCAGCGGGCTGGTGATGTGGCTGGGCCATGCGGCCGGCAAGGCCAGCGATGCCGAGCAGGCACTCGTGAAGTACCAGCGCGCCATGGCTGCCGCGCGCGACGGCAAGCTTGTCGACGTGGGCGATCTGTCCACGATGCGCGCTTCGTTGCAGACGCTCAAGGATGAGCGCGACGCTCTGCTGGCGGACAAAGCCAACCCTGGCGTGCTGGCTTTCCTGTTCGGGGACGACTACCAGTCTGGCCTGGACAGCAAGCTTTCCGGGGTGAATGGCAAGATTCAGCAGCATGTCGATGACATCCAGCGCGTCGAACAGGCTACCCAGGCGGCAGGGGCTTCGACCGCCGGCATGACGCTGACCCTGGCCGGTGCCGAGCAGGCCTGGAAGAAAGCCAACGACGGCCTCAAGACGGCCTCCAGCATCCAGTCGGACTACCAGGAGAAGCTGTCCGCCTCGAGGCGGTCGTTCGAGGATTACATCAAGCTGGCGCGCGACAAGGGGATGTCCGAGGAGTTCATCCGCAAGCGCCAGGCCGAGCAAGGCCAGGCCGAGTCGGCACTGCTCAAGCAGCGCGACGATGCGCTCAAGGGCCTCGACGGCGCGCGCACGCAGGCCGCGCAGACAGCAGAGAAAGAGATCGCTGCGCTGCGCTCCAAGATCGACGCCGAGAAGGCCTACCAGGCCGCCCTCGAGCAGCACGGCCCCCTGGCCGACAAGCTGACCGCTGGCGAGAAGGAGGCCATCCAGCTGCGTCGCGAGGCCGCGATACCGTCGCTCGACGCCAAGACCAGGGCGCACCTGCTCAGCAAGGCCGCCATAGCCGATGAGCTCGGCGCGCTGCAGAAATCGAACGCGGCCATCACCGAGATCTACAGCCGCACCGACACGATCAAGGGTCGCGCCAACGCGATCGAGGCCGAGAACGCCGTCTGGGGCAAGAGCAAGACTGCGATCGAGGAGGCCACGCTGGCTGAGATGCGCAACCAGTTGGCCAAGGAGCGCGCTTCTGGCGCCTCCGCGCTGCGAATCAAGGCGCTCGAGGACGAGGTCAGCCAGCAGCAGCGCCTGGTATCCGGTCTGCAGATGGCCGACTACAAAAAGCTCGACCAGCAGGCCGAGGAGCTGTTGCGCGCCGCCCGCGAGCAGAACAGCTTGTACCAGGACGAGCTGGTGCTGGCCGGCCTGACCGCGCTCGAGCGCGACAAGATCGTCGCGCGGCGCCAGGTCGAGATCAAGTACGCCAAGGAGCTCGCGGCCATCGACCGCTCCGAGCTCAGCGAGGTGGACAAGGAGGCTTTGCGCGAGAAAGTCCGTGCGGCCGAGCGCATCGAGTCGGCAGCCGCCGTCAACAAGGTCATCTTTGCGGATTGGAGCAAGACATCCGATCAGATCAGCCAGAGCCTGACCGACGCGCTCATGCGCGGCTTCGAGTCTGGCAAGGACTTCGCAAAGAACCTGCGTGACACCGTGGTCAACATGTTCAGCACGCTCGTATTGCGGCCGGTGATTCAGGCGGTCATTAACCCGGTGGCCGCTACGCTGACCGGGGCGCTGGGCCTGCCTGGTGCGGCTAGCGCTGGCCAGGCGGGGCAGGGCGCTAATCCGATGTCCCTGGCCAGCTCAGCCAGCAGCGCCTACAACCTGCTGACCACCGGGGTCCGAGACTCCATCTCGAAGGGATTCACGAAGCTTGCCTCGAGCGATTTGGGGCAGCAGCTCGGCCTGTACGATGCCGATGCCGGCGTGCGCTCGCTGACCAGCAGTGGCCAGGCCGTCAACTCGGCTCTGCAAAGCGCTGGCGGCTCGATGATGGCCTACGGCCTGAGCAAGGGCCTGTCGGGCGGCTACCAGGTCGGCAACGGCAAGATCATGGACGCGGCCACGCTGGTCGCGGGCTGGTTTGATCCGACGGGTGGCCTGATCGCTGGGGCCGTCAGCGGTGCGATCAACCGGGCATTCGGTCGCAAGCTGGCCGACAGCGGCCTGCAAGGCACTTTTGGTGGCAACGAGGGTTTCAGCGGCAACAGCTACCAGTTCTACAAGGGCGGCTGGTTCCGCTCCGACAAGACCAAGACCAGCGCTCTCGACCCGGAAGTCGAAGCCGGCTTGGCCGGTCAGTTCCGCGCGCTGCAGGCCTCGACCGGCCTGATGGCCTCTACCCTGGGCCTCGGCACCGAAGCCATCAGCAGCTTCACGTCCAGCATCCAGCTCAGCTTCCAGGGCCTGAATGAAGAGCAGATCCAGGCCCGGCTGGCCGAGGAGTTTGCCAAGGTGGGCGAGAGTCTAGCCTCCACGGCCCTGGGCACGGAGCGCTACACGCGCGCCGGCGAGACCGCGGTGCAGACGATGGAGCGCCTGTCCAGCAGCCTGAGCACGGTCAACGGCACATTCGACGTGCTGGGCCGCACGCTGTACGCAGCCAGCCTGTCCGGCGCCGACATGGCCAGCCAGCTGGTCGACCAGATGGGTGGCCTGGCCCAGTACCAGAGCACCACGACCGCCTACTACCAGGCCTACTACACCGAGGCCGAGCGCAACGCGACGGCGACGCGCCAGCTCACGGCCTCCCTGGCTGCCCTGGGCCTGAGCTTGCCCACCACCCGCGCTGCCTACCGCGCCTTGGTCGAGGCCCAGGACCTGACCACCGATGCCGGCCGTCGCACCTATGCGGCCCTGCTGGGCCTGTCGGCGCAGTTTGACAGCCTCACGCCCAAGCTCGACACGCTGGCTGGGAAGTTCGGCAGCCTGGTCGCCGGCTTGTCGGACGAAGCCACCCGGCTGATCGACAGCCAGATCCAGCTCAGCCAGGGCGCGGCCCGCACGGCGCGCGAGGCCTCCGACGCCTACCGCGCGGCAATGACGGATCTGCGCTCGGCCGCCGAGTCCATTCTGCTGCAGCGCGTCGGCGGCCTTCAGTCGGCTCGGGCCGCCTACCAGGCACAGCTGACGCGCGCCCAGGGCGGCGATGTCAAGGCGATGCAGGCCTTGCCCAGCCTGGCCGATGCGCTGATCGCAGAAGCCAAGAACAGCTCGCGCACCGCCGTCGAATTCGCGGTCGCGAGCGCCCAGGTCGCCTCTCAGCTCGATGGCGTGGCCGCGGTGGCGGATGTGCTGGGCGTCGGCGCTGACTACCAGGCCAAGCTCTATGACGTCAACACCTCGCTGCTCGAGGTCACGCGCGAGCAGTTGGCCAGCGGCAACCTGACGGTCGATCTGCTCCAGCAGATCCAGACGGCACTCGGCCGAGTCGACGGCTCGATCCAGGCCAGCGCGCAGCTGACGGTCGGCACCATGCGGACCGGCAATGGCGGCATTGTCGGCGCGCTGGTGGACAACGCCGGCACGGTCGTTTCCAGCCTGGATTCGACGACGGTGCTGCAGTTGGCTGGCATGCAGGGCCAGACCGCGGCGGCCGACAAGCAGGCCGTCAGCCTGGGCGGGCTGTCGAAGGATCAGATCACCAAGCTGCAGGCGCTCGGCGAAACCCAGTCGAAGGCGCTCGGGCTGACCGATCTCGTGGCCGCTGCCACGGACGGCAGCGAGACCCTGCTCGGCGCGGTGCTCAATCGGCTGTCGAAGCAGGACAGCGGCACCACTGACATCGTCAGCGCACTCAATCGTGGCAACGTCGATGTGCTCGGAAAGCTGGCGGGCATCGAGGCGGCCATCCGGCAGCAATCCTCGGACCAGGCGGCCGAGTTGCAGCGGCAGCAGTCGCTGGCCAATGCGCAGGCGTCCCTCGAGCAGTACGCGGGTATTCAGCGGGCGACCGTCGATTCGGTGAAGCAGGGCATCGAGGCGCTGTGGTCGTTGGCAAGCGCCAATGGCGTGGATTTGCTCAATGACAAGGGCGCCAAGGCCTATATCTACGTCAGCGAGGATGGACTGCTGGGCTCCAACTACCAGCAGACATCGACGACCAGCGGCGACGGCTACGCCAATTACATCCGGGAGTTCTACCAATCAGGCGGTGTTTACGACCAGGTCTACGGAAAAATTGGCCAATTGCAGTCGATCGCGGAGGATGTGAAGGCTGCGCGCGACCTGGTCGTTTCGCTGGGTGGCGTGCCGGCCTACAGCGTCGGCGGCTATACCGGGCCTGGCGCCATCGATGAGCCGGCGGGCATCGTGCACAAGGGCGAGGTGGTCTGGTCCCAGGATGACGTGGCGCGTGCCGGTGGCGTGCAGGCGGTCGAGTCGCTGCGCCTGGGTGGGCTGCCCGGGTTTGCTGACGGCGGCGCCGTTGGGTTGCCCGCGCTTCCGATCGCTGCCGCCCTGTCCGACGATGGCGAGGTGCGCGCACTGCTGCGCGAACTGGTGCAGCAGAACCGTGATCTGGTACAGCAGAACCGCGAGTTGACGCGCCAGATGGCCGATCTGTCCAGCCAGGTCGATCGCATGCGATCCGAGAACAACATCGGCAACGCCCAGATCGTCGGCGAGACCAAGAGCCAGTCACGCATCCTGAAAACGTGGGAGCAGGTCGGCATGCCGGCTGCGGCTGCCTGAGGATCGATCATGCTGAAAGTGCTCGACCCGATCCGCATCAAGGACAGCATGCTGCTGCACAGCAGCATCCCGGAGGACGACTGCCCCGAGTGGGTGCCTGGTGCCACCTATGCCGCCCAGGCATCAGCCGCCGGCCAGCTGAGCGACTACGTCAATCTGGCCGGGGCAAACCCGTTCAATGGACTGACCGAGTGGTATTCGTCGAACGGCGTCCCCGTCGTGGTCAATGCTGCCGGCAATGGTGGCCACGGCGAGCTGCGGACAACGGCCCGGGATACGCTGGCGGGCACCAACGGCTGGAGCCCTGGATCTGGATCGTTCGTCGTCTATCCGGGCGAGCTGCTGCACATCGCATGCGACGTCGACTCATCCGGCAGCGCGCTGGCCGGCGCTGTAGGCGTGATGGTCCTGGACGATAACGATCGAATCATCGGTTGGCTTGGAGCCGGCTACTCGCCTGGAAAGGCCTATCACCGCATTGCCGGATCGGTCACGATGCCCGGTAGCGCGGCGCGCGCTTCCATCTGGCTGCAGATTGACGGCTCCCATGGCGTTCAGCACCCGGCCGTCGGATTTTCGCGGCTCTATGTCGGCCGGACGCCGGAGACGGTTTTCGGGCCGTTCGTGATGCGCTCATCCCGGCACGAGGTCTATCAGCGGGTCGACGACGGCATCAGCCTGCTGCCCCCCGAAAGCGACCCCGATCACTGGATACGCGTGGGGCTGACGAATCGCTGGGCGATGTTCGATTCCAACGTCAACACGCGCAGCGTCGGCGGCGAAGACGGCCTGCAGGTCAAGCTCAGACCCGGCATGTGCAATGGCGTCGCGCTGCTGTTCCTGGTCGACATCCGGGATATGACCATCGTCTGCCGCCACCCCTCGGCCGGCCAGCCCGACAGCGACACGACGCGGGATTACGCGCAAGGCATCACGCTGCGCACGGTGGTGGCTGGCGGTGAGGTCCAGATGATCTACCAGGTCAATCTCGAGCGCCGCAATGTCTCTGACTGGAAATCGTTTTTTGTCGAGCCCTACGAAATCCGTGCGGATGTCTTTTTTGGATTCCAGTCTCGGTCCGATGTGACGATCGAAATCAGCGTTCCAGGCGGAAGTCCGCAGGTTGGTGCGTTGATCGTTGGGAATTTCGTTGAATTGGGACAGGTGCAGCTCGGAATTCGCGCAGGGGTCGATGACTACAACCGTTACGACACCAACCAGTTTGCGGAAACATCGATCACGCAGATCGGTTTCCTGAAGACCTCTTCGTATTCCATTGTCGTGCCTCGATGGGCCATCAATCGGGCGCATAGCACGCTGACATCCGTGATGGGCCGTCAGACGGTATTCATCGCGAGCGACGATTACCAGCTGGCTCCGACCACGGTATTTGGGCGCTGCAGGAATTTTGAAATGACGCTTGATTTGCCGACCGAGGCAATTTTCACGGTAGAGACACAGGGCGTCACGCTCTGACGAAAACAGGAGGGCCCATGGCTAACTTCACCCCATTCACAAAGATACCGGTCGCAGGTACTGCAGAATTCGAGGCCGATGTCGGGACCTTCCTGCAAGAAGTGCCCGAGCGGTTTGCTCAAATCAAGGACATCGCCGACGAGGTGGTAGCCAAGGCCGCTATCGTTGACGTCTCCGGCAGCGCCACCTTGGCTGCCACAGCCGCCTCCCAGGCCAGCCGATCAGCTACCCGCTCTGCCGCCAGCGAGGCCAACGCCAAGTTAGCAGCCGAATCGGCTGATGCCGATGCAACCACGGCCCGCTTGCGGGCCCAAGACGCCGATCTTTCGGCCAACCAGGCAGCGGAAAACGCCATTGCTGCAGCAGAGCACCGGGAGGCGGCAGAGGCCGCCGCCGCCCTGGCTGATTCCGCGGGCAATGCCACGGCTGCCCAGCAGGCCAGGCTCGGTGCCGAAGCCGCGCGCGACCGCGCCGCCCAATCCGAGCTGGCTGCGCAGCAGGATGCCGACGCCACGGCCGACGACAGGGTGCAGACTGGTCTCGACCGTGTCCAGACCGGATTGGACCGCGCGCAGACGGGCGCTGACCGTGTGCAAACCGGCTTGGATGCCGCAGCCGCAGACGCCGATCGGGTGCAGACCGGCCTCGACCGTGTCCAGACTGGACTGGACCGCGCGCAGACAAGCGCCGATCGCCAGGCTACCTACGAGCTCAAGCTTGCCGCCGGTACCAGCGCCTCTGATGCCGCCGCACAGAAGACCCTGGCCACCCAGCAGGCCGTGACAGCGACAGCCCAGGCAACCGCTGCCTCGGGCTATGCCGCCCAGGCCAGCACCCATGCCGGCACCGCTAACGCCCAGGCCGCCACAGCGACCACGCAGGCCAACTCGGCCGCCAGCGCTGCAGCTGCCGCCAACGCCGCGCTGCTCGCGTTCGGCAACGTGTTGGCCAACGGCATCGGCATCTTCTCGGTCAACGCCAACGGCGAGCTGATCGGCTCCTACAACGACCCCACCGTCACCAGCATGACTGTCAACGCCAGCGGCGAGTTGGTCGTGACCTACTGATCCACACGAAAAAGGACCTCCCATGCCTTCCGTCAACCTTGGCCGCATCAAGATCATCCAGCGCGGCGCCTACCTCGCCGGCACCACCTATCAGCCGCTGGACATGGTGACCTACAACGGCCTGCAGTACATCTGCAAGGCCACGAGCACCGGCAATCTGCCCAGCAACACCAGCTTTTTCGATGCCATCGTCGACGTGTCGATCTGGTCGTCTGAACAGCCCGCGCCCGGCAAGATCCCGCTGGGTGATGCCCAGGGCAAGATCACCCATCTGTGGGTGGCTCTGACTCCGCTGGTCGAGCAGTCGGACATCGGGAGCGCCCCCAATCAGATCCCGAGGAACGGCGACCTGGGCAGCATGGCCTACCAGTCCCATGAAGCCGTGCGGATCACGGGGGGCATCTTCGAGGGGCAGGTCCGCCGCCGCGCGCCCGTGATCAAGACGGTCGCCTTCACGGTCGCCGACAACGAGCACTGGCTGATCTGCAACGGCACGGCTTCGATCGCGGTCACGCTGCCGGATGCCGCACTGAACAGCGGCCGAGAAATCATGCTCACGAACCGCGCCGCCTTCACCGTCTTGTCGACGGTGAGCAACGTGGTGCCGCTGGCTGGTGGCGCCGCAGGTACCGCCATTCTGGCCGCCGCTGCCGGCAAATACGCAACGCTGGTGTCCGACGGCACCAACTGGATCATCACGCAAGCGAACTGAGGACTGAATCATGGCCATCGCATCCAACTTCCCCGCAATCCGTCCTTCGCTCAACCTGGACTTCGCCAACGCCAGGACGCTCGATCCGCGAATCACCTTCAGCCGCGCAAGTGCCGCCACCTACTACGACGGCAAGACGGTGGCGAAGGCGGAGGAGAACCTGCTGCTGAACAGCGCCATACTGGCCACGCAAAGCGTCACCACTCGCGCAGAGCCGTACACGCTGTCGTTCATTGGCACGGGCACCGTCACCTTGTCCGGAACATCCACCGCCGGCCCCTTGGTTGGCACCGGCGCTGCAAACCGCGTGTCGCTGACCTTTACCCCGACAGGTGGTACGTTGACGCTGACGGTTACCGGATCGGTGGAGCAGGCCCAGCTGGAAGCACGCTCCGTGGCGACCGCTTACACGCCCACCACGACGCAGCCGATCACCAACTACATGCCGCAGCTCATGAGCGCTGCCGCCAACGTCGCACGATTCGACCACAACCCTCTGACTGGTGAGTCGTTGGGGCTTCTGGTGGAAGAACAGCGAACTAATTTACACACAAATAGCGAAGATTTCTCCACTAATGCCTGGCCGAAATCTGGTTGCGCAGTCATAGCGAATCAGGCGATTGCACCAGATGGTTTGCTTTCAGCCGATCTTGTCGAGTTTACTGGTGCTGGTCAGATTAATAGCCTTGCCGTTATTGCTCCAGTTGCAACAGGTTCATATACATTCTCTTTTTTTGTAAAGCCCTATGCTGGGCTTACAGCAACATCACAGTTTCTTATTAGAAACGGCACTACGGCTACCAACCTGCTTCAGTCTTCAATAAATTGGATGGAAATGACTGTTGGCGCCAATGGCACCATAAAACCACTTCCAAATGGATGGTATAGAATATATATTACAGTTTCATCAGGTATTGCAGCCGGAGATCAAATCATTACCTACCCTATATCTGGCGGGTATAGTGGATTGAAATTTTTCCTGTTTGGCGCCCAACTCGAAGCCGGCGCATTCCCCACCAGCTACATCAAGCCTGAAGCATCTCAGGCGACAAGGGCGGCTGATTCGGCATCGATGACGGGGGAGAAATTCTCGTCTTGGTATAGAAGGGATGAGGGCACTGTAGTTTCTGAATATTTCGTGCAAAGGCTTGGAATTTACACGCCTTGGTGTATGGATGATGCCGTAGGTTCCGCCATGAATCGGATACAGCATGTGGCTGCTGAAAACGTGTATGGGCTATTGGTTGCAGCAGATGGTGTAACGCAATGTAATATATCAGCAGGAATACCATCACTGATTGGAGTCACCAAGCATGCTGCTGCTTACAAAGCGAACAATTTTTCAGCAACTCTGCGCGGTAATCCAGCAGCAATAGATAGCAGTGGTGGTGTTCCTGGAGGCGTTGCAGCCCTCCGCATAGGCTCACGACTTATCACTGAGCAGCTGAACGGCCATATCCGCCGCTTGGCCTACTACCCCAAGCGCCTCACCGACGCTCAACTCCAAGCCCTCACCGCATAAGGAACCACCATGGACATCATCGGCACCATCTACACCCCGGCCGTCCTCGATGCCGAGGGCAACGTCACGACCGAGCCGCAGGCCCTGCCGGGCTGGCACATCAACACGCCGGAGGCGGTCGCAGGCTGGGAGCAGCACCAGGTCTTCCCCGAGACCCCGATGCGGGTCTACGCCGGACATCCGACCGTGTGCTACGCCTTCCCGGACGAGGCGGCATTCACTGCGGCTGCGATCGAGGCCGGGCTGCTGCCAGCGCCTAAGCTGGTCGATCCTGCCCCAAACGAGGCGACGCCGTGAAGGTCCGAACCGCCAAAGGCCTGATCTGGGCCTACATGCGAGCGTGCGGCTTCAAGGGCTGGACCAGCTTCTGGAGCAACGTTTATGTGATGCCGGGCTGGGAGGGCTACCAGCCCCTGCTGCGCCACGAGGCCAAGCACCTGGAGCAGATTCGCCGAGACGGCCGGATCGTGTTCTCCGCGAAGTACCTGTACTGGCTCATTCGCCGTGGGTATTGGAACCACCCCTACGAAATTGAAGCGAGAGCCGCTGAAGCCGGCCAGAAAGGAGCCGTATGAGCGCGACATCCCAAACCGCCGTCGAGTCGGCGGGAGCCATGGCTGCAAAAGCGCTACCACCTGCCGGTGTGTCGATCGCTACGATCGCCGGCGTGCCTGTTTCCGATTTGGTCCTGTGGGCGACGCTGATCTACACGCTGTTGATGATCTGCCACAAGTCGCTCGCGATCTGGCGCGATCTGCGGCGGGATCACTGCCGCGTTCAGGAGGACAGCTGAGATGCACTGGATGATTCTGGCCATCTGGCCGCACCTGTGGTGGAGGCTGTATCGTGGCTGACTTCCTGCCCGCATTCGAGCGCGCTTTGCTGGCCGAGGGAGGCTACAAGCTGCACCAGGTCGCAGGTGACACAGGCGGCCTGACCTACGCTGGGATCGCGCGCGCCAAGAACCCGCAGTGGCCGGGCTGGGCCTGGATCGACCGCGGCGAGACGCCACCGTCGCAACTGGTGCGGGACTTCTACCGCGCCGGCTGGTGGTTACCGATTCGCGGTGACGAGATCCGCGACCAGTCCGTCGCTGAGTCCATCTACAGTTTCGGCACAAACGCCGGTCTGAAAACCGCCGTGCGCTTGGCCCAGATCGTCGCAGGCGTCACGCCCGATGGCGCGATGAGCAGCAAGACGGTTGAGGCCATCAACGCCATGGAGGCCAGGCTGTTCCTGGCGCTCTACGCGCTGGCCCGCATCGCACGCTACCGTGACATCGTGGCGCGTGACCGCACGCAAGCCCGCTTTCTGCTTGGCTGGATCAACAGGACGCTTTCTGAAGCCGCAACATCATGACACCACTACTTGCCCTGGGTGGCATCGTCCAGGCCGTTGGCCAGCTCGCCGATGACCTGATCACCACTGACAAGGAGCGCCTCGATGCCGAGCTCGAGCTGCGCCGACTGGGCCTCGAAGAGCGCAAGGTCGAGGCCGACCTGGTGCGCGGTCAGCTCGAGGTCAACCGTGCCGAGGCAGCCAGCAACAGCCTGTTCGTGGGCGGCTGGCGGCCTGCGATCGGCTGGATCGGCGCGACAGCGCTGGGATACCAGTTCCTGGCCTACCCGTTGCTGATCTGGGCCTGGGCACTGCTACAAGCGCGTGGCCTGGTACCTGTCGGGCTGCAGCCGCCGCCCATGCTAGACACCGATGCGTTGTGGGTGGTGCTGTCCGGCATGCTGGGCATCGCAGGGCTGCGCAGTGTCGAGAAAGTCAAGGGCGTGGCCAGGTGA